TAATCTCCGGCTTCCTTGCGGGTTTGGGCCTCTAGCGTTATCCTTCCTGTGTCGCTGGCAAGGTGCCAGGGCGCAGGCAGGAGGCCGCAAAGCATGAAGGCTTAGCAGGAGCGCGCGTATAGCGTGCAAGTTCGGAGTTAGGATTTTTAGACTTGAGGGGCTTGACCGCCCCTTCTTTTTTTGCTACTCTCTCCTAGCCATGGGTCTTGTCCCTTCTTCCCATGTGCCCTAGTAGCCTCCAAGTTGTGTTGCGTTCTCCCCGGCCCCTCTGGCGTTGAAGCCCCCCGCTTTCCGTCAGAGGGGTTTTTTCTTTGCCCCTTCCTACCCTCCCGCCTCCGTGCTACTCTCCCAGCATGTCTACCGATCTCGATGCCATTATTCGTGAAGTCCTCGCGGACCCCATTTCCGCTCATTGCTATTTCTTTGCCCATCGCCATAGCGACCTCTCCCCTGATTACTTCGAAGAAGTTATCTTGGATATCTACGACTTTGACCAACCTAAGGTCTTAGAGCTAATTTTCAGGGGAGGCGCAAAGAGCACTCTCTTAGAAGAAGCCTCCGTACTTCTCTCGTGCCTCCAAATCATCAAGAATGGCATTATCATAGGCGAGTCTGAGACTAGGGCTGCCGAGCGTCTAACCTCTATCAAGTACGAGCTAGAGACAAATGAGAAGCTCCTCGATACCTTTAGTCCCCTTCGTTCCGAGCCTTGGACTAATACGCGCGCCCTTCTTACTAACGGCTGCTATCTACAAGCCTACGGTAGAGGACAATCCCTGCGGGGTGCCAAGCACCTGGATCAACGTCCTAACTTTGCTTTCCTGGACGATATCGAGTCAGAGGAGTCTACTAATACTCCAGAGGCTATTTACAAAACCATGCGTTGGCTTACTGCCACCCTTTATCCTGCTCTCGCAAAAGAGGCTTTCATTAGGATGGCTGCCACGCCGATACATCCTAATGCTGCATGTGTGCAACTTGCCAAAGACCCCAGCTTCCTAGTTCATAAAATCCCGGTATACTCTTATGTCAACGATACCCTTACATCCTCTTGGCCCGCTCGCTTCCCCCTCGCTCAAGCCCTACAGAAGAAGGAGGAGTACGAGCGCCTTGGCATGGCGCGTGAGTTCGCTCAGGAATACTTATGCGAGGCTGAGCATTCTGCGACGAAAGCTTTTGATGTCACAACCATCCAGCTCCAACCTCAAGCCCATACGTTCGAGCCAACTGTTTTCATTGTGGACCCTGCTAGAAGTACAAAAGCTTCATCGTCTCTTACTGGCTATGTTGTCGCCTCCCTTACCAACTCCCGTATTACGGTATGGGAAGCATTCGGGGGTACACACCGCCCTAGTGACATCATTGATACGATCTTTAGTATCGCACAAAGGTATAACCCTACTTTCATCGGAGTTGAAAGGGATGGGCTTGAGGAGTTTATATTCCAACCTTTGCGCAGTGCAATGGTTGAGCGAGGTATATTCCTACCCATCCAACCAATCAAAGCCCCCAAAAACAAGCTTGAGTTCATCCGCAGCCTTCAACCCTTCATCACTTCCGGCGACCTTGTTTCCGCCAAGCCGCTCCCACAATTAGCGACGCAGCTCCAAAATTTCCCCTCTGGCAAAATTGACGTGCTCAACGCGCTCGCTTATGTTCCTCGCATGTATCCAGGCGAGCCCATATACAAGGGGTTTGATCCCCTTCTCCATACCATGACTAACCCTCTTGAGGAGATACGTCCCTCTGCAAAGGTGATCTATGCCATCAATGCTACTTCGACCGATACTGCCGCAGCAGCAATCGCCTATCACAAGTCTCGACTCGTCATCCTTGATGACGTTGTTATCGAGGGTGCCCCCGCGTCCGCAATCCCAGAGGCCCTATCTTATATCCGGGCGCAAGTCGCTCACCCTGGTTCGCTCGTCATCCCCCGGCCCCTCCAGCTCCATGACACCCTCGGACTGAAAGCGATCCTGCGCTCTCAAGGAGAGGCCCCCTCGATGGGTGCCGACCCCGCTCGCTCCCGTGCCCTCTTGCAAACACAGATTGACACTTCTAAACTCGCGGTTGCCCAGAACGCTCTTTGGACCTTGCGCGCCTTAACTTCTGGCTACGCTTATATGCCTAACACTAAAGAGCCTAAGAAGAACTCCTACGCTACGCTCATGCAAGCAATCGAGGCCGCCCTTCCAATATTCCTTAGTCAGAACGAGGACTTAGCTGCGCACTATACCATAGATGCTCGTAGTGGTGTGAAGCACCTAACATCAAGGCCGGATAGACATGGCTGATAATAACTTAATTTATCTTGAGGACTACACTGAGCCTGAGCACCTGTTAGGTGATGAGGACATAGATGAGCAGCTTGTTAAGCTTTACGAGCGAGCGCGCAAAGCTTTTGAGGATCAGAAAGAGCGCGCTGACGATCTAGCTGACTATTGGGACATTTATAACTGTAAGATCAATGAGCATCAGTTTTATGATGGTGACTCTAAAGTCTTCGTTCCTCTTGTTAATGCCGCGATCCAAGCAAGGAAAACTCGCTTTGTCAATCAAATCTTCCCGCAATCCAAGCGACACGTTGAAGCCATTACTACGGATGGTACGGTACCTGACTCTTTGCTCAGCCTCGCAGAGCACTATATTAGCTCAACTAGACTCCGTACAGAGGTTATGCCAGCGCTCTGCGTCAACGGCGACGTGGAGGGTTCGTATCACCTCAGTCTCTCTTGGCGCTCCTTTAAGCGTACTATCAAGAAACGAGTCCGCTCCCCAATAAATCCTCAGTCGGGTGCCACGCAACCTCAAGGTAAAGATGAGGCTATTGTAACCGAGGAGATTCTGGATGGACGCCCAGAGATCGAGGTCTTACACGATAGCGATATTGTTATCTTCCCAGCAAGTGCAGACTCTATTGAAGACGCTCTTGAAAGGGGTGGGGGAGTCGCAATTATTAGACGCTACTCTAAGGCTGAGATTGAGAGACTTAAAGATGAAGGAGTATTCGACAAAGAAGCCGGGGAAGACCTCATAGAATCTTTAGAGGATGTCCGGCAAAAGATACCTGAGAAGAATATAAAGAAGCAGCTTACGGATAACTTGGGTATAAAGCTAGGTAAGGGAGAGCCGCTAGAGGTCTACGAGGTATGGACAAAGCTGAAATTGGAAGACGAAGACAAAAGCTCGATGAAGCGCGGGGAGAAGTCGAAGACTTCAAGGAAGCTTTGTCAAACTTTTATCAAGTCAGACGGTGTACCTCTCGGGTGCCGGGAGTCGATCTATTGGAACAGCAAAGTCCCTATCCTAAGTTGCCCAGTCGTCAAAACAGCCGGGGTTTTCAAGGGAGATAGCCGTGTTAAGTTCTGCGCTGACATGCAGTACAAGGCTAACGATGCTGTCAACATAGCTATGGACTCGGCTATGTACTCGCTTATGCCTATTGTCATGACTGATCCTAATGACAACCCTCGTGTAGCTTCTATGATTATGAGCATGGCGGCTATTTGGGAGTGTAATCCGAACTCAACCAAGGTCATCCAGTTCCCCGATCTATGGGAGAAAGGTTTCGCAATTGCCGCAAGTGCGAAGGATACCATTCTTCAAATACTCTCAGTCACCCCGGCTACTATTACGCAGGGTGCAAGCAAAAAGAAGCCAACTCAGGCGGACATCGCCAACGAGCAAATGGTGGATATACTTACAACGGCTGATGCCGTTACGACTCTGGAGGAAGGGATACTAACTCCTCTCCTTCAATGGTTCATAGCTTTGGACTATCAGTTCCGAGATCGGGAGCTTACGATTAAGAAGTACGGCCCACTCGGTGTTGAAGCCCAAATGGAGGAAGTCGAACCGCTACAGCTGAACGAGCGGGTAGAGTTCCGCTGGTTAGGCGTAGAGGCTGCAAGGAACGCGCAACAGATACAGCAGCAAATTGCCGCGATGAACATTCTACGCGGGGTGCCTCCACAGTTCTATGAAGGTTATACTCTTACCCTCCAGCCTGCTATTGCTCAGCTTATCGAGTCTACATTTGGTCCACGCCTTTCTAGGCAAATATTCAGGCCCTCTGCTCTTACGCAGTCTTTACCGGCTGAGCAAGAGAACCTTATGCTCATGGAGGGTTTCCAGGTCCATGTCTCCCCTCTTGACAACGACCAGGAACACCTCCAGTCTCATCTTAACTTCCTTAAGACTGGTGGCCCTATTGCCGACAGCCATGCAACTTTGCGGGCGCATATCCAGGAGCATATGGTGAGCCTCCAGAAAAAGCAGATGGCAGCCGCACCAGGGGGCCAGCCAGGCACCCCAGGGGGCCAGCAGGGACGAGGAATGCCAGGCCAGCCCCGGCAGGGGGCAATGCCCGGAAGGCTGCCCATGGGCAGTCAGAACCCGGCAGGATCGATTCCTGCCGATCAAATAAACCCAGCCGCGCGAGCTGCAAGACCACAGCGCGGCGGTTCAGCTTAGGAGGTAGTATGTTACGGTTAGTAACCTTAGCCCTAGTTCTTCTCTTCTCAACTTCGGTGGAAGCAAAGCACCACCATCGTCATGTCCACCATTACCATCACGTTCACCATCACGTTCATTACTTCACTCCCCCCGGACTTGACTTGGTAACTGTCCAGACTTCTGCTAACAAGCAGATCGTAGTCGCTCGTCATCTAGCTACTCGCTTTCAATCTCTTATTTCCGATCTAACCGCCGCTGGTTATCATCCCCACTCTATTCATTGTTTCTCCCTTACCGGCCATGTTCGCCATTCCCTTCATCACATAGGCGCCGCTTGTGACTTTGACGGTTCCCTTAGCCGTTCCCCCTTCATGCGTTCTGCTCAGGCTAACCGCATCATAGTTAAGAACCGCTTCCGCAATGGTTGTACTTTCTACAGTAGCGGGGTTAGGGACTGCGGCCATGTAGATGAAGGCTTCAACTATCATCGTCCCCATAGGAGGCACGCATGGTAAGCCTTCCACTTGAGCAGTTTATAGAGTCCGAAGAGTGGGTAGGCAAAGAAGGCCGCCTTCCCGATGGCCGTTACAAGTCTACTTGGGACGCTATTGGCGGGGTTTGGAACATAGGACCAGGACTCACTAATGGCATTACTCGTGACACAGTAATGACCAAGGAGCAAATAGACCAAGCCTACGCGAAGGAACTAGGACCTTTCGAGGAAGGAGTGTGTAAATATGTTAAGGTTCCTGTCACGAATAACCAGTTTACGGCTCTTGTTTCGTTCGCTTACAACGTGGGACTTTCTGACTTCCATAGCTCTACTCTTCTTCGTTTACTTAATTCTGGAGAAGCTAACGAAGTTCCCGCTCAACTAAAGCTATGGGTGCATGGCCGCGCTACGGGAAAGAAAGTAATCCCCGGCCTTGAAAATCGGCGGCGTGCCGAGTGTGAGATGTGGAATACACCGGACGGACCCTCTATGCAGCCGCAAGATTATGTGCCACATTATGACCCAGCTTCCCCCGTACCCAAGGGTGCCGCAACTTTGGAGATGAAGATGAGTAGTCCTAGTACTATGGTAAACGTTCCGCTTAATGCCACTACCGCTATCATCAGCCAGCTTGGGCATAAAGTAGTTACTGCTACCCAAGGGGGACTTATCGCAATTATTACCTATGTTCTTACACACTTTAATAGTGTGTGGGATTTACTAGGCTTGAACTCTTCCACTGTATCTGTGTATGCTGCTACCTCTATAGTAGCTGGTATTGAGTGGTACAAGCATACATGGGTGCAGAACTCTAATGAAACAACAGCAGCTAT